AATTTTAAAAATATTAATAAATTAATTTTTGACAGATTAAATAAAAAAAATGAAAATGGAACAATATGTACTAATTATTAAAATAATTATTATAAGAATTAATATGAATCGAAATATATGGTTTTGTAATGATCTTGTGGATATTATAATTAATACAAATTTAGTTAAAAATTATGGATTAAAAACACTTAATTTTATGAATATAAAATTCATATTTTTAATAAGCATGTAAATTTTTTATTTTATAAATATACTGATAATAAAATAATACTACTATCAGTAGTTTTTAATTTGTGAGAATAAAATATATAAAATTATGCAAAATGTGGTGACAATACTAAATAAAATTAATATACCAATTATCTTATGGAAACATAATCCAACCAATAATCAAGAACTAAACTATAATTGCTATTTTCATAACAATTTATTATCTGATGTTAAACCAGATCTTGAATTATCAAAATATAATGAAAAAAATAAAAATATATTTGAAGATAAATTTAACAAATTAATTGAATTTCATATACCACAAGAAATTATTCATGATAATAAAAAAATTGTTATAGATTTTATTGATTCGACTAATGATCTAATTTATGAAATTCATTATACAAAAAATAATATTATGGGTATCAATAATAATAATCTATTATCCACTATAAGTTTAAAAATAAGATCACCTTTGACAAACATAATGGGCATATTATCAATATATGATGAATTAGATATAAACAGTGAACAAAAAAAATATATGACCATATTAAAAAATTCCACAAGTGAAATATTAGGAATTGCTAATGATATTATTGATATATATAATTTACAAAATGGTAATTTACAATTGAGTGAAGATATATTTTCTTTAGAAGAAATTTTAATGTTTGGTCTAAATATTATCAAAACAGCCAGTCAAGAGAAAAATATCAATACTGGATATAGTTTAAGCAACGAATTTGATTTGCCTGAAAAAATCATAACTGATAAATACAAACTGGGACAAATATTAATTAATTTATTGAGAAATTCCTTAAAATTTACTGAATATGGTAAAATTTTTGTTAATGCTTCTTTATTTAAAAAAAATAATCTATATGGTTGTCCTTTTCCATATTATCAAGTTTCACCTCCTTATTATAACATACTTTTTAAAGTAAAAGATACGGGTATTGGAATTGATGAAAATAAAAAATCGATTATTGAATTAATATTAGACATTAATAGTGATTTTGATGCTTGTAGCTATACTAATAAAGTAAAACCATATAAATTCACTGGTTTTGGTCTAATTATCGCTAAATATTTATGTTCACTAATGAATGGTCATATTTGGTTCAGAACAATAAATGAAATAGGAACAGTTTTTTATTTTAATGTTATTGTTAAAAAGGCATAATTTATGATTAGAATGATTTTAACCATTTATAAATATCATATTTTACCAGATTATCTAAATTTCTTGATGATTCAGAATAATTTAATTTTGGTTCACCAACCTTAATATCTATTTTTTGATCATCTGAATTATCATTTGTAACAACAACTACTTCAATATCATCCAAACCACCAATTAATAAAGGTTTAGCGATATCATATTGTTCTGTTTCATGAGCATATTTATCCATTGCTTTTTTTCTTATTGAGGGTGAATTATACAAAAGATCGTTAAAAATTTTTGCTTGAGAAAACAAAAATTTTTTGTCATTTTTTCTATCTTTAATTGCCAAACATAATTGATTTTGAATATTATTAAAAATTTTATAAAATTTAATTGATGTATGTTGGTGCATTAATTTCAGTTTGACGTAATTTCCTGTTTCACGAATTGTTTTGATAATTGTAAAAATTATCATAATAAATATTTGAATTACATTCATATATATTATATCTTTAGAATCTATACCTGATTCAGATAATAAAGATATAACTTCACCACTTGTTATAATTATATTTATACTTAAAAATATTGCTTCTAATACACTTAAAACTCTTTCGAGATTAAAATAATACGTTTGTTCGTTAAAATGCATCCATCTGTAACCTGCAGATTTTTCCGCAATTTTTTTAAGTTGTAATACTATCATGTTATTCCATGATTTGTTAAGATCAATTTTATCAACTTGTTGTCTATTGATTTTCTCGTCATTGTTATTATTTTTGGGTTTTTTTTTATTTTTTAATAAATTAAATATACTTGATTTGTTTTTTTCTTCATAATCTATTTTATTAATTTCGTTTGATATTTTAGAAAGTTCTAATTCATCATCATCAAGATTTTCCCCTTTAACATTAATAACGATATCGTTATTAATATTTTCTGCCATTTTTTATTATAATTAGTCGTTTCTATTTATTAATGAATTTGAATTTCAATTTTTATTCTTATGATGACTATTTTAATTCGTAACCAATGAGTTTTTTAAATTATTTGTCTTTTAATTTTTTCCTCTTTTGGAAAACTACTTGAACTGACTGTAGAGCTTGTAGAATTTAGTTATAACATATTATTACCCACTACTTATATTGGAAGAGAGTATTGATGGCATTAATTAATTAGTTGATTTTATTAATTTAGTGCTTCTGTATAGTAAATTTATAGTTTTAAAATTATTTATATCGAAAATATTTTGTGATATTATTATTAATTTTATATATTAAATTAAACATATATTTTTGTATTTATGGTTATGGAGTATTTTTTGCCAATAAAATTTTGAATATGTGATTTCCTATTTTTATTTTTAGATTATGTGATTGTTCAGGAGGATCAGGTCCTACATTCGTTTCCTCAAATACATTATTACCTAAAACAAATTGATAGTCTACAGGATCAGCAACTGCTTGATAACCTATTATAATGCATCCATTATTTGATGGACTAATATAAGATTCTGTTCCAATTAAAACATTGTTTTCACCACTAGCAAGTGAATATCCACTATTATAACCTATTATCACATTAAAATCACCTCTTACAATTTCTCCAGAATAACTACCTATTGAAACATTTGATGATCCGTCTTCTATATTAGTCATCGACTCATAGCCAATTGCAACATTTGATGATCCTGTATCACTAGAAAGTACACCAGCACCAATTGCAATATTCAAATGCGAATCATTATTATTAAATAATGATTCAAGTCCTATACTTATATTATTATTACTATTTTCTCCAATTACATTTGCATAATTACCTATCGCTATGTTCGACGAACCTTGATTTTGATATAGAGATAATCCTAAAGCTATATTGTCTTTTCCAATAATATTAGTTTCTAATGAACCAATACCAACGGCTATATTATTATCTGCATTATTAAAAGTGAGACATGTATGACCAATTGCAATGTTATTTGATCCATCAGAACCTTGCAAGATACTATTACCTAAACCAATATTATTTTGTCCTGTCAAGTTATTTTGATATGATGTTGCACCTATAACTGTATTTTCTGTTCCAATAAAAATCTCGTCAAGTCCTGGTCCTGTATTAAGTCCTAAAAACGTATTTCTAGAATTAAGACTACCACTAAGATTTATTAATCTAGTTCCATTTTGTGTCATTACATATTTTTCTGGTATTGTAATCTCCTGATTAAATAATTCGTTAGTTGTTAATTTCGAAAAATCTGTTGTTTCAGTCAATGCAATTGATGATATTCCAATAGTGTTTGTCATATTGTCATACGTTAATATGGATCCTTCAATATTGTCTAATGGGAATTCATCTCCGGGGGGGCCAGTTGACCCAATTCCAATTGGTCCCGTTTCTCCTGATGGACCTGTTGGACCAGTAGGTCCCCAAGATCCTTGATCCCCATCTGGTCCAATATCACCAATTGATCCTGTAATTCCCGAACTGCCTGTAGAACCTGTTGTTCCACTTAGGTTAGTTGGACCTATATTACCGTCTGAACCTTTTACTCCTATTGGACCTGTTGAACCAGTTTCTCCTATTGGTCCGACTGGCCCTTCATCTCCGAATGGACCTGTTGGCCCAATAGCACCTATGATACCTGAAGGGCCCATTGGTCCCATTTGACCAGTTGGTCCTATAAATGTGCCTATTGGTCCTGTTGGACCAGTCGTACCAGAGAGACAAATTTTATTAATATATTTTGATTTTTCTATTTTTTTGAATTTTTTTATTTTATCATAATTATCATCATCAGAATAATATTTTTCTGATCTTATAAATTTTTTGTGTTTTGACATTATATAATATCATAAATAAAATATCAATAATTAGGTAGCTAAATTTCCAGTTTGAATATTATTAATTATTAAGATATTATATCTGACAATAATATTTTGTACTTTTTACTTCCTATTTTAATTTTTAGAAGATATTTTGACGTAGTTGGAGCTTCTTCTACATTATTAGCTAAAAAGATATTATCGCCTAAAACAAATTGGTTATCATTAGTTATATTTGTATTATTTCCTAAACAAATTACATTATCATAATTATTTGATTGAACGTTACTCCCCACAATTGTATTACTTGAGCTTAAAGTTATGGAGTTCGCTGAATCAGTACCAATAAGTGTGTCAAAATTACTATTCTCATTAATCATCATTGACGAATTCCCAATTATTGTACTATAATTACCAGTTGATATTTCTAGCGTGTTATTTCCTATTCCAGTATTTAGATATGAACAATTTGACAAAGTTGATTCGCCAATGCCAACATTGTGCCGTTCATTAATATTATTTAATGCTTTTTTACCAATAGCAACACTATAAAAAGAATTTGTTGTAGTTTCCAAGGTTTGAGTACCAATTGATGTTCTACCCGTTGACGATTCATCTTTTTGTGATGATAAACCTATTGCAACATTAAATTCCCCGGACAAATTATTCTCTAATGACAAATTCCCAATTCCTAAATTCGCACGATTATCATTATTTTTTAATGCATTAGAGCCTATACCAACATTAGCGCCCCCATGATTATTCATTAATGACATGCTACCCAAGGCAACACCACCCAGCGAATCATTCCAAGCATTATCATTAATGGAAAATGTACCTATACCTGTATTATCATATCCATATAATGAACCTATAATTGGTCCTGCATTTAGTCCCAAAAACGTATTATTACTTGTTGGACCCCCATTAAGATTCAATAATCTAATATCATTTTGAGTTATAACATATTGTTCTGGATTTGTTGATATTTGATCATATGTTCCAATTACTGTTATTTTAGATGGTGATGATTCTGACAACCCAATTGATGATTTTCCAAATTTGTTATCCTCTTGATTATAAGTCATTAAAAATCCTTCATTTTCATCAGTCGGAATTTCTGAACTACCCGTCGGACCAGTAACACCCTCACCTGTCGGACCCATCGGTCCCATTGGACCTATAGGTCCAGTATCACCTGTTGGACCTGTCGGACCTGTTGCGCCCGTGTCACCTTGTGATCCTATTGGTCCCGTATCACCCATCGGACCAGTAGCTCCCGTATCTCCTGTTGGTCCTGTATCACCAGTCGGACCTTGATCTCCTTGAGGGCCTTGTAAACCTGCTGGACCTGTTAAACCCATACCAGACGCACCTTGAGGACCAGTAGGACCCATTATGCCGTCAGAGCCACTTGGTCCAGTAGGTCCAATTGATCCCGTTGGCCCAATATATTCTGATCCAGTTGGTCCAGTTGGTCCTGTGTTACCATAACATATAATATTTATAATAGATTTTTTACAACATTTATCATATTTTTCATATATTGACATTATAATAATTAAATACAAAATATTTAATACCTGGTAGTCATTTTATTATGATTATATATTACATATTTTGATAAGATAAAATTTGGATATTTTTTTTGATACTTGTTTAGTAATTAATCATGTTTGTTTTTTAAATTTGAAGTCCATTTTTTATTACTAATCCTATAAATCATCTTCCCGCCTCCGATGTCTCAATATTGGTAACTTAAGAATTTTATAGATCATTTACGTTTTTTTTTATATTTTTCCCATTTTTACAAAAATTATTTTAAATCATTAATAATATTATATTTTCGTTTTTCTTGAATTATTTTTATTTTCTTTCATTTTTATATTTATGAATAGATTATTTTATTA